CCCTAAAATGGGGCAGTCATTCGATCCGAAAGCCTCTGGTGATAGCATGAAAGCATTGAAGTCAGAGATTGCTAACAAGTCAGGTGCGAATAAGCGTGGACTTTTGCCGATTACCAGCTATGAAATGACATTTACTCCAATCGGTTTCACCCCTGAAGATATGAACTTCATTAACTCTCAGAAGTGGGATAAGGAGCAGCTTTGCTCAGTGTTCCATGTGCCGCCGCCATTATTGGGCAGTTCCGATGGAGCCATCTACAACAATATGAAGATGATGCGCGCGCAGTTGCTTACCGATGCGGTGTTGCCTGCGCTGAACAGCTTCAGGGATAACTTCAACCGGATGATCAGCAGTTATTGGGGATATGCAGGTACTGGTCTTTGCATCGATTACGATCCGAAATGTTTCCCTGAACTGGAAGCTAACCGCAAAGAGCAGGCAGAATGGACTGATATGGTTCCGATGACCATTGAACAGCGTTACAACATCATGGAGTTAAATATTGATGATGTTCCGGAGGATATGCGTAACCTGATGCTTTATAAAGGGCAGCCGATTGATTCACTGCAGAACATAACACCGCCAATATTATGAGCGCATACCGTACCATATACCTAAACTCTATCCGCAAGTTTAGCCCGATGTTTCAGGCTGAACTTGATAAGCAGGTACGGGTAATTGTCAAAGGTGATATACCTGGCAGTAAGGGCATTCGAGACATGATTGCGCTGATCCATGGTTCACTGGGTACGCTTATGGCAGAACGGACGGCAAAGGCTATCCGTAGGCAGTCTAACCAGAAAGCTACACCGCAAGAGATATGGCAGCAGGTGATACTTGCCTACCTTGAAATGTACGGGTTAGATAAGGTTGCCGCTGATATTACGCAAACGACTATTGATGATGTTACGCGGTTTTTGGGTAAGATAGCGGATGAAGGTTGGAACATAAACCAGATAATCAACTACATCGAAGAAAAAGGATATACCCGATACCGAGGTGAACTGATTGCCCGTACTGAAACGGCTAAAGCAGCCGGAACCGGTCAGATGGTTGGGGCTTTGTCAACCGGGTTGCAAACACGTAAAGAATGGATTGCCATACAGGACAGAAGGACAAGGCAGGCACCGGAAGACCAGTTCGACCATTATCACATGGATGGTGTGCAGGTTGGTGTAGATGAATACTTTGAAGTTCCATCGAAAAACGGCCCTGAACGGATGTTATATCCAGGTGATCCTGCCGGATCTGCCGGTGATGTGTGCAACTGCCGTTGTACCTGTGGTTATGAGGTGGTTCGGGATAGTGCCGGTGTTCCGGTTAAGTTGACATCTGCCCCTATGGGTAATGCAGGGATAATTTACAATATTTTAAACAGTCAATCAATACTCAAATGAAAAGTACATTCGAGGTTAAGAATACCAAAGCAGATACAGCCCCGCTGGATGTTGACCTGAACGCCGGAATCGTTAAAGTAGTATGGTCAACACTAGGCGTTACTGATTACGACAACGATATAATGGATCAGGGGTGTTTTACGAAAACCATTGCTGAGCGTGGCCCAATGGGTACCAATCTGATTGCCGCCCTCATTGACCATAACCCTTCGGTCAAAAAGATGTACGGTAAGCCGAAGGAGTTGTATGTGGAAGGCAGCGAACTGATTGCTGTTATCCCAGTGGTTAAGACCGAACTGGGTAAAGACCTTATGATTCAGTATGCCGCCGGTATCATTAACCAGCAGTCTGTAGGCTTCAGTACTATCCGTGATGAAGAGGACAGAAACACAGGAATCCGCGTTATCAAGGAAGTAAAGCTGTACGAAGGTTCAGCCGTTCTGTGGGGTGCCAACTGGATGACTCCGACTATGGATGTTGTACGCACACAGGGAAAGAATGCTGCCATCGAATACATGGTGAAGCGTGAAGGCGTAATGATGAAAACTATGCGTAATTGTGATTTCACGGATGAAACACATCTATTGCTTGAAATTCAGCTTAAACAACTTCAGGCCACCATTGATGCGGTTAAGACAGGCAAGCTACCAATGAAGGATGAAAACTGCCCTGAATGTGGCAACCCAATGGAAGACGATGGGTCCGGTGAGATGGTGTGTATGATGTGCACCCCGAAAAAAAATGAGAAATTTGCAACAGAATTGCAAAAAATGTTATCTTTACTGTCATAAGGCACGATCAAGCCCACCTACGCCGCATCACTGATGCACCTACGCCGGGAATAAGTCAGAAGCCGATAATGTAAACAATTATCCACTTTTAAACTCATTCAACAATGGCAAAGTCATTAGAAGAAATGATGCAGGATGCAACAGCATCACTGGCAGAAATGAAGCAGAAGAGCGAAACCGCCTCTGCCGAACAAAAACAAAAAATTACCGAACTGGAAGCTAAATTGGCAAATGTTGCTGATAAGGATGCTTTGGTTCAGATTAAAAATGAAATGCAGGCCCAATTCGATGAACTGGCAACCCGCAAACCAGCCCAGAAAGATGGTAAGGCAAAGAGCCTGACCGATCACCTGTTAGTAGCTTTCCGCGAAAAGAAAGATACCCTGAACTCTCAGGCATCCGGCGGTAAAGGTAAAGGCCAAATGTTTGAACTGTCTTTGGAGACCAAAGATGTTGCAGACATGACCATTGCCAACAACCTTAGCGGCTCTACCGGTGTACCTACCTATCAGCCAGGGATTGTGGCCGTCCCTAATGCACTGTTGCACTTCCGTTCACTGACCGGGGTATTGCCTTCTGAAACAGATACATACCACTTCATCCGCCATAATGAAACCATTGGCGAAGGTGGTTTTGCAGTACAAAGCACAGAGAACACCGCTAAGAGCGCAAGGGATTACGACTTTACAGATGTAACCGTAAACCTGAACCCATTGGCTGGTATCGTTGTAGTATCTCGTAAGATGCTGCGTAACATTCCAGCTTTGGCCGCTTACTTAGGTCAGTACCTGCCCGAAGATTACCTGCAGGCTGAAGATGCCGCCGCATACGCTGCGCTGGTTGCCGCTACCGGTAAGACAGTAGGTTCTACCGCTGGTAACTGGGATGGTATCTTGGAAACCATCGGGTTACTGGGTGATGCGAAGTACAATGTGAACGGTATCGTAGTGTTACCTTCAGTGTACTACACTCTGCTTGCTTACAAGGGTTCCACCTACGATTACAACCTGCCTGGCGTAGTAACTATGGAGGGTGGTGTAATGCGTGTGAATGGTATCCCTGTATTTAAAGCGAACTGGGTACCTGCCGACACAGCCGTAGTTGGTGACTGGACTAAGATGAAGATTATCCAGTCTGAGGCTCTGAACGTTCGCTCTACAGAGTTTGACGGTTACAACTTCAGCGAAAACAATATCACATACCGTTGTGAGGCTGTTGTAGGTTACGCCGTTGAGCGCCCTGCAGCTTTCTCTATCATTGATCTCGGTTTCTCTGCGTAGTTCATATTTGGTTAGTTTGATTTGGCCCCGGATATTTCTATCCGGGGTTTTTGTTTGCAGTTACATTAATTTTACCGTACATTAGCAAAAAAGTAAATTATGCCACAGGTATCAGCAACCATATCGCAGCCATTGGCGGACAAGATTAAGGCAGATGCCCAGTTAAATGGGATATCGTTTTCTTCCATGTTGGAATTGATTATTTACCGTTACTATCAAAATATTCCAGATGACACCGGAGAGTAGAGAACTAACCGAACTGGCAGCATGGGCAATGCCATATACAAGCAACTGCCCACAGAAGAAAGCAAAAACAGATTACAGGCGCGAAAGATTAATTCAGAAAATAAAAGAGTATGCCAATAGAAACAATCGAACACAACGGGATCAGTTACCCGAAATTTCAGAGTAGCGGTAATGCTGCCAGGTTTGTTAGGGAGTTTGCGAAAGAGGTATGCAAGGGAGTTGGCGTTGATGTTGGGTGTAACCGTGAGGAATGGAAGTTCCCAGATGCTTATGCTATTGATCCAGTAATGACTGCATGGGATGCTTATAATTTCCATAAAAATGGGGGGTTGGATTACAT